GAACTCTCAGCAACAGTCCTGCTCAGGGTAGTCCCAGATGCCGTGTAAGCCCCTGTGCCGATCTCCCAAGCAGTACCATCCTCAATGACGTAGCGAACCACATCAGTGTCAACCACACCAGCATCAGCAAAGGATTGATAGCCACTCTCGGCAGTGCCAAGGGTGATCGTACCAGTGCCAGTCGTGGCCGTGGACATCTTAGCTCTGTTGACGAGAGTTACCATTTAGAGAACCTCTTTAGGCTGGGTCAGGAATACCGATAGCTACGGACGATAGTGTGAAGGTGTTACCCGAAGTAACCGCTTGTGATGCAGAGAGGGAACCTGTAGCCAAAAGGCGAGAGTTGATAGTGTCTACAATAGCGTAGTGGGTAGCCGTACCCGTACCTGTGACTGCACCATCGGTAATGGCTGCTACAGTAACCTCACGGCCACCTCCAGCACGATCAGCAGGCGCGCCAATGCTCAGGCTAGTAGAGTTACCTAGAGTGTTAGTGCTTGTAGCAGCTACATAGGTAGTAGCCTCTACAGAGGTAATATCAATACGGTTAGCTTCAGTGTCTAGGACCGTTAGCCCGTTGTCGAACACTCGATCATTAAGGGTAGCCATTATTTGTTTCCTAGTCCTTTTGCGTTACTGTACGCTAGTTGTAGCTTAGGCTTAGTATAGCCATTCATCATTAAGTCTGTTAAGGCCCATACCATAGCGTCTAAGCGGTCAGGAGACCCGATACTACCCAAGGGTTCCCATGTACGCATCTGTGTCTCTAGCTCGTTAAGGTTAGCCCCGTCTTCAGGGTTCCTTACGTGTTTCACTAGACCACGTTCATAAAGGGCCGAGATAGGTTCAGCACGGGCATACTTACCACGAGAGGCTCTAACAGCTTTGTAAGGGACTGTCTCATCTTCACCGTGGATAGTCTGCTTAACCATGTCACCACCTTGGTTTACCTCAGCTACAATCCTATCAGCCTCGTATTTGTGGTAGAGTTCAATAGCCTTGTTAGCCCAACCTTGTGGGGATAGTTTAGCTGTATAGTCACCCAAGATGTAACCTACACCATTAACATCTACACCAGCTACAACAATACCAGTCATGTCAGACTCAGCATTACTTGTAACAGCAGGGTCAAGTGCTACAACAATACGATTAAGGTGTGGTAGGTCATCTCTGTCTATCTGGCAGTTATCTAAGGTCTCTGTAGTCCATAGAGCGCCTTCAGCTTCCTCTAATACCTCAGCATACAATTCTTGCTTACCTAGCCTAGTACCCTCGTAGAGAGCCTTCACAGAGGTAAGGTAAGTATCAGCTAGGTTAGCAGAGTTATCGAAGGTAGAACCTGTAGTGATGATAACCTTAGGGTCTTCCCCTTGTGCGCCCTTAAGGATTGTTCTAATCAACTTAGTAGGCTTAGGGGTAGTAGTAATACAGATACGTGGGTGTTTACCTAGACGAAGGCAGAACTGTAACATATCCCAAGTATCTTGGTCTTTGTTCCATGCTGCGGTTTCATCACACCAAGCTGCACTAAACTGCGGACCACGTAGACGTTCAGGCTCTTCAGCACTATAGAACTCTACTTTAGCACCATTAGCCCATGTCAGGCTTCTTTTGGTAGGCGACCACTCAGGGTAGCCCATATCTTGACCTTTGTAGGTCTTATCACCCTTAAAGCAGCAATTCAGGAAACCTGACTCACCTTTGACCATAACACGCTCGATATCGGAGTTGGTGGAGGCTACGGCAGCAATACGCTTATGCCCCAGCTTAACCTGCTCACGAACCCATTCTACACCAGCCCTAGTCTTACCAAAACCCCTACCAGCATTGATAAACCATACATTCCATTGGTTGCCCTCAGGTGGTAACTGTTGTGGTCTAGCCCAGAACCTCCAGTCGTACTTGAGGTCTTCAGCTTGCTTAGGGGATAGCTTCTTTAATACTTGCTGTAGTTTATCTTTGGGTAAAGCTCTAAGTGCATCAGCCGTTAGAGTCTTCTTTTGGATTGTCGGGGTCATGTTTCATAACCTTAATCATCTTCTGGGGCGAGACTATTCATCTCTAGGGTCCAGAGGCTTATCTAAGTCCAGACCTGCACCTAAGGTGTCATCTAAGTCAAGTCCTAGCAATTCAGCAAGCTGGTCAATAGCACTCAAGTCCTCATCTGCACTATCCTGCTCTACCTCGATGTTAGTGCTAGTGGGTGACCAACCAGCCTTACTACGAAGGAACAACTCTTGAGAAGGGAAGTGTCCATACTCACCTTCCTCCAAGGCCCTCTTGATTACTTTAGATGCTACAAGCCCGTTGATCTCAGCACGAGCAGCCTCTAGGTCACTCTTGTAATACTTATAGAAGGTATTAAGGGAACGAGGTGCATCAGCAAACTTAGCTTGGACTTCTCCTACAATATCCTTAACGGACAAACCCTCTTTGACACGCTTCTGCACAAGGTTGGCAATAGCTTTGTTCTTACCGATCTTGTTAATTGGTGCGCCGAAGTTGCTCATGGTGCTTGGGTGTCCTGTGGGTGATACCTTAGGCTCACCTAAGAGGTATATGTGACCACCCCACCCAAGTTAGCGGGCTAACGCCCACACAAGATATAACCTACGGGCTGTATGAAGCTCTCCGTGGCTCTTAGGGGGGTGGTATGAGTTTACTACAAGTAACTTATGTAGTAATTATAATATGTATCTGGTGGGGGTTATTATTCCTACTACGTAGGTATCCCTAAGGTGGTAGCGCATGTCGCCACTTATGGCTATTACTACAAAACCTTAAGATGGTAGCACATGTGCCAGTCACTTAAGTAATCAAGTCTTCATGTAACTTAATCCTACAAACCTTAAGAGGCGTAGTCTCGACTACTTAAGATGGTAGACCATGTACCTATGGAAATGAACACCATCTAGATTAATACTACACAATATACAATACTTAAGATGGTAGCGCACTTAGGTGCATACTTAAGTGCCACTTGAGTAATGAATACTATTTAGATTATATATTCTTGATGAGTTCTTATACTTAAGTGGCACTATAGTATGTACTTAAGTTCTTTACTTCTTATTGATTTGTTACTTGTTGTAGTTAAGCACTTAAGTGATGAAACATTGGTAATACCTGTGTTGTTTCCCCCTACCCCCATATATAAGTCCTTTTCTAGGGATTTTACCTAGGAAAAACCAAAGTATTTTGCATGTTTCTTCTAAGGTGTTGGAATCTAAATAAAGAATTATTTGACCAAATGGTAAAGAATGTAACATAGTGTAACAAAAAGTGATTATGCCCTATAGAGATTCTGTTACAAAACATAGGACAGCATCTAAAGTTTACCTATGTTTTGTAACATTGTCAAGGCTAAAGTATCTTGGGCTTATTATGGGTGTTGCCTAAATTATACACTCAAAGTAAATTCTTTCTTTTGGATTTCTCAGGGGCTACCGACACCCGCGAATCACCCAGCCCATAATCCTGGGGTCCCACGATTGTCAACCCCTAATCGACATAGGGTACAAAAGAATCCTCAAGTGTGACATATGTGCCACAGTGGTATTATGTGATCACAAAAGACATATGCGAGAATCCGAATGTGATCACATAGGTGGTGGTGTGGTATAAATGTCATAGGTATCAAGTGCTTGAGGGATTGCGAAAGTAAACTCTTGACAGTGACGAAGGGATTCGCAGCACCTGTGGAATCTCCAACAACAACCTAGTTGCGAACGATTCGCAAGTGTTACATATGAAAAACCCTAGCTAACACGTTGGAAAGCTAGGGCAATGGGCCGCGTGGCACGGCGCCAAGGTGGCAAGTCTATTGGCCTATAGTGAGAGAACCAAGAACAAGGTTAAGCCTAGGCAAGCCAGCCACAGTGCGTCTATTAGCATGTGTCTGATCATAGGTAATCCTCCTCCTCAGGTTCCCAATCCTCAGGCAAGAGCCACAGGTCGCCATCCTGCCATAGGGTCCACCGCTTGCCAGTCTTGTCAGTTAGTACCGCGTTATTGAGTACCATATCCCACGCGTCCCAGTAGTATTCTGACTCTGGACCATCTAGCAGGGTTTGCATATCCTCCTCCGAGACGCCGGACAGGCACTCCCGATCGAGAGACTCGGCAAAATACTGTGGAATATAGATTCCGTGCCTGTCGCTTGCGTATAGTTCGGCGTTGTGTGGTAGTTCAAACATAATAAATTCCTTGTGTATCCTTGATTGTAAGCCTGCGCCCGTCCCTGCCATTGTCAAAAGTGGTGAAACGTTCATAGGCAATCTCTGGCGTATACCCGCGCAATTCATGATCACAGATAAGGCTTAAGAAGTCGGATTCCGTTAAATACTCAAATTGTTCCCCTTCCTCTGGATTTGGGTAGTATTCTATTCCATATTCTACTTTGATGGTTTGCATATCAAGATTCCTTTCCAAATGGCATAGGCTTGCGAGTTGTAATCCAGTAGTGATTTATTTTAATCAAGCCACTGCGAGCGTTCTCAGCCCATTGCACAGGCTCGATTCCGTGTTTTGCATAGTAATCTGGGCGGCTCGAGTGAGTACTATAGAATACACCTTTATAATATCCGCCAAAAACCAGCTTTGTCCTATATAAGTCTTTCCAACGGGTATCAAATACACCTTGCAAATACTCTTTTGCCCACCTTGGAATATCTTTGTAATCCGACAAGATTTTACTGTAAGCGC